TCCTATTAATTATGATGATCTCACTTTAGGTGATAGAAATGGTCTTCTTATTGCAGCTAGAATACTAGCTTATGGTAAAGACTACTCCTTTAAGTACAAGAACTCGAATACAGACGAGGAAGAGACCGTGAATGTAGATCTTCAAGATCTTAAATATAAGGTCATGGATGAGTCCCTATTCAACAATAAGAATGAATTTGATTTTATCCTACCATATTCAAAAAATACAGTTACATTTAAAGTACTTTCAGTAGCAGAAGACAAAAAAATTGATGAAGAGATTAAAGGTATGAAAAAAATGGTTGGTCAAGAAGCCGGCTTAATTTCTACTAGATTAAAACATCAGATCCTTTCTGTTAATGGAGATTATTCTACAAAAACAGTTCGAGATTTTGTTGATCAAGGATATCTCCTATCCAGAGATGCAATAGAGCTTCGTAGACAGATTGAAAAGGTAACCCCTGATATTGATCTTAATATTACATTTCTTTTAAAGGATGGCACGGAGGTATCTTCAGGCCTTCCAATGACGGCTGAATTCTTTTTTCCCGGGGCATAGTTATAGATCTCAATTCATGACAGAAGTATTTGAACTCACCTACCATGGCGGTGGTGGCTTCACTTATTCTGAGGTCTGGAACATGGACATTCCTAAACGCCGATTTAATCTAAAGAAGATAAATGAATATCTTGAGAAGGTTGAAGAGATTCGTAATGAGTCCAGACAGAAGATAACAGAGAAGACAGATCCCAATAAATTAAAGATCCCAGATTTTGTAAAATCTAAATCTGAAGAAAGTACCTTTGTTTCTAAAGTAAAAACAAAAAAGTAAATATTTATTTGTAGGTAATACTAATAAATGGCAAACGACAATAAATCACAGCAGAATATTCAAGAGACGGCATCATCTTTATCGACTGCTCAATCTGCTGCTGCGTCTAGTGTAACTGGCGCATATATTGCTACTAATAAAGAATTCAAAGAATCTATCAATTTACTCAATAAAATGAATAAATTAATAGACGATTCTGTATCAAAAACTCAAAGTTTTGAAAAGTCTACTATTAATATAAAAAGAATTGAGCAAGAAAGAGAAAGAATTCAAAGAAAACAATTAAATTTAGAAGCCCAATTAAAAACCGTATCTGACGCTGATCAGCAAAAAGCATCGGAATATGTTAAAAAATTAGAAGATAGAAAAAAGTTAGAGGAAGAAATTATTAGAAAAAGATCATTAGGACAAAGAATAAGTACCGCGGCTTTACAAACTTTAGAAACAGAAATTACAGATATAGAAAAGATACTAACTGCTGAACAATTAACAGCAGTTGCAATTCAACAAAGTAATAAAGGATTAGAAGAAAGAATCAATCTTGTAAATGAAGAACTAAAAAAGGAAGAACAAATAAAAAAAGAGTTAGGTTTTATAGGCGGCGGTTTAAAACTGATGAATAAGTACTTACTATTCGGTAAAGACTTATACGGTAAAATGGTTGAAGAAGCGAGAGAGGGCGATAAAGCTACTAAGAATTGGGTAGCTACCGCAGCTTTATTAAGTGTTAGTTTATATGCTGCTGGAAAAGGAATACAAAAATTCGCAGAATATGGAAATAAAGGCATAGGAGCATTAACAGGTACTGGAGGTCCTATCTCTAAATTAGTTTCTCCATTTACTGAATTAATAAGTAAGATTCCTATTGTTGGAGGACTAATTGGAGGCGTAGTTGATATGTTAGCTAATGTTGCAGATTATGCAACAGAAGCAGGATCACAAGTGCAACTATTCGCTAGAAATCTTTCAATGTCTGTTACCGATGCTACAAATTTAAATAAGCAGTATAGTAATACAGCACAGGCTTCAGGAGATTTATTATTTAATGCAAAAAAGTTTAGAGAAACTCAATTAGAAATTGCAGAAGCTACAGGCAGAAACAATTTACTATCAGATAAAAGTTTACAAACTCAGATACAATTAAAAGAGCTTGCAGGAATAGATCTTGAAACAAGAAAACAACTTGTAGACACAGAAATTATTTCAGGCGTTCAACAAGATAAGATTGTTAAAGCTTCAATGGGGACTTCTAATTTTATACAAAAAACATTAGGAATTTCTATAAAATGGCAAACTATACTTAAAGAAGCTTCTAGTTTATCAGGAGTTTTAGGATTATCTTTTGCAAAATATCCAGAAAAATTAACTAGATCTTTAGCTACAGTTAAGTCAATGGGTCTAGAATTAAAGCAATTAGATGGAATAGCAGATTCATTTTTAGATTTTGAATCGTCTATATCAAAAGAGTTTGAAGCTCAATTATTAACAGGTAAAGATATTAATCTAGCTAAAGCTCGTGAAGCATTTTTAAATAACGATTTAGTAACTGCAGGGAAAGAGTTAGTGTCGCAATTAGGAACATCGGGAGAGTTTTTAAGTTATAATAGAATACAACAAGAAGCTCTTGCTGGATCTGCTGGTATGACTAGAGATCAAGTTGCTGATATGTTAAAACAGCAAGAACTATTTTCTAGATTACAAGTTAATGATATTAAAGGATACCAACAAAAGGTATCTTTAATGACACAAACTATAGAAGGTCAAAAAGAGCTGGTTAGTTTATTAGGTGAAGAAGAATATAGTAAAGTAATGAGTCAAACGGCTACTGAAAAAATAGCTAACTTTATAGAAAAAATAAAACAATCCTTTGCAGACTTATTAAGTAGTTCTAGTTTTAAAGGATTCTTAGATAAGGTACTAAATTTTATATCTGATCCTAAAAATATAGAGGCTTTTATGTCTAAAATAACAGGTTTTGTTTCTACTATGATTAGTGCTATTGCTGGTGTAGTTAATGCTTTAGATTATATATCATTTGGATCTATAGACAATAAAATAATTGATAATTTAAATTCATACGCTAGTGAAATAGGAGGATTAAAAATAGGCGCTTTAGCACCTGCAGGAGGAGTATCAGTAGAACAGAATCAAACAAAATCTAGTATAGCGGCAACTGCGGCTCCCGCTGTAGCAGTTGATAATATGAGTATGAGATCAAATAATAATGCATCTAAAGTTTATAACGTTATTATAGTAGATCCTATAACAGGAAAATCAGTAGAAAAGGTTATAGATCAAGCAACTTATGAAAAGTTTGGCGGAACAATGGGAAAATAATAAATTAAATGGCACTAATAGATTTAAGAACAAATTTAAAAAGTTTAAAATATGGGTCTGATAGACCTGGTGGTGGATCATCTGGCCAACCCTATATACAAACTAATATACCACCTACCAATTTAGTAACTCTAAATCCAGATACTATTGGTGGAGCAGGAAATACAAATCCAATATACAGAATTAATTCTACTGGAGGTTTAGATTTTCCTATTAGAGGTGGAGCTATAAATTTTCAATTAGGAAATCAAACTTTTACACTATCTAGCCAAATAGATAAATCTAGAATAAAAAAATTTTTTGAAGATGCACCTAGAGGTAAAGCTTTTATAGATAAACAAGTAGGATTACAATTATCTAATCCTAAAATGGAAACAGGTAATACTCTAGTAGGATTTAATCAATCAAATCCTTTACCTGGATTATTAGAAAACACAAGGGTTTATAATTTAGGTAAAAATACACTTGCACAAGTAGGAGTTCAAGGTACTGGTGTTCATGCAATAAGACACGGTATAATTCCTTTTAATCCATTCCAAAAAAATTATTACGCTATAGTAGATGCACAAAATATAAATAATAGTGGAGCTACAAATAGATTACTAAATCTAACAGCATTAAAAATATCTACTGGTCCAACAGAATTCAATGATGTAAGAAATATCCCAGATATTAATTTAATTAATACTCTTGGAATATCTCTAAACAGAAATCTTATATTTCAATATCTTGGAGGACCTGGATCTACATATGGCGTTGGAGTAACAACTATTAAAAGAGCGGTAGATACAACTAGATTAAAATCTAGCAGAACTATGGTTTATGATCAATTAAGAATTCAAGATATTAATAATATAACAGATGGAGTTGCTACTACTAATATACAAGATTTTAGAACTCAATTACAAGAATACGATCCTGAAAAAAATTGGTTAAAGCAAGATAGCCTTGAATATAAATTCTTTATTGATAAAGAAGATAAGATGAATTTAATGGAGACTTTTTCATTTGAAAATAAAAAAGCTCCGTGGGATGATATAGATAATAAAACTAATTCAAAAGATATAATAAAATTTGTATTTGAAGCAATCAGCAATGATAATACTAATAGTTCACAAGCAATATTTTTTAGGGCATTTTTAACTGCTGGAATTACTGATAATAATTCAGCTCAATTAAATGCATTTAAATACATGGGTAGAGGAGAAAATTTTTATACATATCAAGGTTTTGATAGATCTATAAGTTTTTCATTTAGAATAGCTGTTGGATCTAAAAATGAATTAATGCCACTATACAGAAAATTAAATGCTTTAATGAATCAAGTTTATCCTGATTATAGTTCTAAACAAGGAATCATGAGAGCTCCTGTTGTTAGAATTACTATAGGAGATTATTTACATAGAGTTCCTGGATTTATAGAAAATGTAAATGTAACTATAGATAATAACACTACTTGGGAAATTAATCCACAAGATTTAGAATATATTGGATTAAATGGAAACATAGCGCAACTTCCACAAGTTGTAGATGTATCTATATCGTTTAAACCTATTATGGATATACTTCCTAACAGAGGACAATTTAATTCTTCTTTAATAGTTAATAGCCCATTAAAACAAACAAATACTGAACAAACTAGTATTCCTAGTCCTAATCCTGATGTTTCTGAAAATATGGATGCTATAGTATCTGGAACAGACACTGATGCAAATCAACAAGCGGCCAAAAAACTTAATATAAATACTGGACAAACACCTCAGCAAGCTAAAAAAGCAAAAGCAAAAACAAAACCTATTGAAAATATGCCTCCAAAATTACCACAAACAAGAAAAAATGGTTGGATGATTGCAGGTGGTGACGAATCATTAGCTGTGCCAGAAAAATATAATAAATTAAGTTTGATCTCAGGAGATTTATACTTTGAAAAATAAATAATAAAAATGGCATCAAGATATCAAAATATACAAATAACAAAATATCAAGATAAAGGAGATCAATATTACTTAAATAATATTTATCCAGAAATTCCGCTATCAGAAAATGATAATTATGTTATAGCAACATTAGGAGATAGATTAGATTTATTAGCATTTGATTTTTATGGCGATACTAGTTTTTGGTGGGTCATAGCGTCTGCAAATTCACTGCCAGGAGATTCTTTATATCTAGAGCCTGGAATACAATTGCGAATACCTAATGATATATCTGTAATATTAAATCAATATAAGTATACAAATTTAACTAGATAATATGGCAGGACTAGATAATAATATATCTAATATAATAGGAAAAAAACTGCCTCAATAGGTTTTAAATCAATTAGAAATAAGAGCAAATCAAAATTCTAAAGACTCAAGAGACAATGATAATATTTTATATCTAGCAAATAAAACTGCTTGGGTAAGATTAGTATCTTCTGTTAATCTAAGTGAATCAGATCAGAAATATTTTAAAGGAATAGTAGGAGAATCTAGTATAACTAGTCCAGAATCTTTAGCAAAAGAATTTGTTCTTTTTGCAGGAACTTCTAAATATTTAGGAAAAAATTCTTATGGAATAAGATCTGGATTAGGTAAAGGCGGAGCTTACGGAATGTTAGGAGAAAAAGAAATTCAAGATTATGGTTATAGACCAATGCCAGGCATTACTAGTGTTAATATAGAAACTCAAGGGCGTTTAGGATCTGTTAGAGCTGCTACAATTAATTTTAAATGCTGGGATAAAAATCAATTAGATATATTAGATGCATTGTATTTTAAGCTTGGGTTTACTATGTTTTTAGAATGGGGACATACATTTTATTATCCTAATAATTCTAATAAAATAGAGACAACGGAAATATATAGCATAGATCCTTTTGAAGAAAATTTAACAAAAGAAGAGATATCAATTCAGATAGCTAAAAATTCAAGAGATTCAGATGGTAATTATGATGCCATGCTTGGAATGGTTACTAATTTTAATTTTTCGTATAATCAAGAAGGGGGATTTGATTGTACTTTAAAACTTATGGCTTTAGGAGTTCTTGGAGACTCAATAAAAATTAATAATGCGGGAGTACTTCCTAATTTATTAAAAGAAGAAATATTATCGTATAATAATACGTTAAATACAATATCTCAAGATCTAGCAAAAAAAGCAGCTGCCGCAGCAAATATAGCTAATCTATCAAATCAGCCTCCAAAAATAGATAAATTAAAAGCTGATGACTTTTTTAATACATACATAAAACCTAATCCAAATCCAGAATCAAACACAACGGCGGTTCCAACAAATGCTCCAGGTGGTGGTTATACAATAGAAACTAAAACACGTTTAAATTCTAAATATATTGGAGGAAATATTAGTCTTAATGCTACAGATAATGAATCTTATAAAACAATAGATGCAACTTTTAATACTCCTGCATATGGTACTGTGTATTTTATAAGAAAGCAAAAAGGTTTTATTCCACTAAGAGAAGATTTAATTAAAAATGTAAAAGTTAGTTTAGATGCCCCTAGAATATTTAGTAAATTAGATAGCGTAGTTATAGGTGGTATAAAAGGATATCAAGATCCTAGAGTTTGGGATATTCCTACCCAATATTTAGAGAGCACAAAAGATATAATACAAAAACCAATAACTAGTATTCAAAAGTTTTTTAGCGCATTAACTATACCTAATTTAGCGGTTACTGCTATTGATCTTTTTAGCGATGTTCTTAAATCTGATATAAAAACTGGAACAAGTGAATTAGATAAAGCTAATGATATAGCAGTTTTAAAAGTGCCCTATAAAAGTACAAATGGATTTTCATATAATTTAAAAATACAAAGAAAATTATGGGCAATTTCTGATAGAACAGACATTGTAGGATCTTATGGAGCCGCAGCAGCCGGCAGGACATATACAAATAATGCATACTACTACATAACTACTGAAGAATTTGTAGAGCAACTTAAAGGAGTTTTAGAACTTGGAACAAATACTTTTGAAGTAAAAAATGCAGGTCAAAATACAACAGTAAAATTTACAATACCGTTTACTAGAGACTCAGCTATTGAGGTTGCTGGAAGTGAAAAAATAAACGGAGACGGAAGTGTTACAAAAATTCCACAGACTGTAAAAAAAGAAAGTGTAATGTATCAATTATATGTAGAAATATCTGTAGATGATAGTTCATTAATAAGTGGCATTATAGTTTCTGATCCTAATATTATAGAACCTTTAGATTTTATATCTCAAAAAAAGCTAGTAGATCAAGATCAAAAACAAGTTAATACAGAAGAAGAACAAAAGAAAGCGCAAGAAGCTATATCAACACAAATAACTCAAGCAATTAATTTACAATCTTCTTTAGAAATAACTCTAAGAACAATTCAAGTACATGCTTTAAATCAGGCTATTAATAAAGCCGGAAACGATTTAGAAATAGGTCGTAAAGTATATAAACTTGATATGTTAGAATCATCTCAAAGATCATTTACAAATCAAATATTTACAAACGGAATATTTAGTCCATTTTTAAATGAATTATTATCTGAGCCTTCAAAAATAGACGATTCTTTATATTCACAAAAAAATGGAAAAGAAAAAATAAATGTATTAGATAGACTTAAAATATATTCAAAATATGGTTTTGCTACAAGTTTATTAGGAAATAAAGCTACTATTGATACAATAGAACCTACTGATTTTAAACAGATATTAAATGCCTATGTAATACCGTATCAAATTAATCAAGAAATCATTAAAGGTGTTTCAACAAACCACCCAGTGTATATTCCTTTAAGTTTATTATTAATGATAGTAAATCACACATGCACTATTTATGATACAAAAAAATCAATTGATTTACAAACTCCTTTAGTTTATGTAGATTTTAATACAGAAATAAATTTCTTTTTAAGTAATAAAAAACAATTAACTACAAATCCTTGGGTTACGTTAATTCCATTTGAAGGAAGTAACTCTGATTTTGCTACATTGTTTGATCCAAATATATTACAAAACAAAGGTACTGAGATTAAACCAGTTTCAGGAAGTGTAGAAGTAATTAAATTATATAAACCAGAAACTGATGATCTACTTTCTGGAAATTTACCTTCTATTAAATTTGGAGATATTAAAATAAGTAATGTTTATAGAGGAAAAACTATGAATATATTACTTAATATAGACTACTTAGTTAAGTTAGTTGAAGAATACAGTTTAAAAGATGGTACAAATAGTGTTTATTTAAAAACATTTTTAGAGAAAATACTTTCAGATGTAAATAAGTACTTAGGTAATTTTAATGCTTTTAGATTAGCATATAATGATGCAGCAAATACTTTTCAAATAGTAGATGATCAATTTATACCTGCACTATCTGGAGAAGATCAAGTTACACCGGATAATAGACCTACATCAAATACAGATAATAGAACCGGACTTCCTTTATATGGTAAAAAATCTATAGCAAAATCATTAGAAATAAAAACAGAAATAAGTAGTAAATTAAGTAATTTAATTGCTATATCTGCTAATTCTAATGCAACTAATAAAGCAACACTATCAACTAATGGTGATAATGTAGGATTTATAAATACATCATATGTAGATAGATATGTGCAAGATAGATTAGAAGTAAATCCGCCTAAAATAAATAGCGATAGTGGTTTAGATACAATAAAAACATCCGCTGCTCAATTTAATCAAACAATTAATGATTTTTATAGTAAAATTAATCCTTCTGAAAATTCAGTAGGACACGCAACAAATTACTATATTGATAAAATGAGTAAAATAAAAAATAATGATTATGCTACTAGAGCATCTACTATGATACCTGTATCTGTTAATTTTAGTACTGATGGAATTTCTGGTTTAGGAATGGGGCAAGCATTTACTATTCCTGATCAATTACTACCATATACTTATAGTGCTAGAAATTCTAAGGAAAATTTAGATACTAAAAAAGATTTCATAAATAAAGTAGGTTTTGTAATGGTTGGTCTTACACATACTATTGAAAGTAATCAATGGAATACAGCAGTAAGAGCGAATATGATATTCTTAAAAGATAAAACAGACTTCTCAGGTTCTGTAGAAAAATTACCTCCTAAAGATGAAGTATTTGGAGTAGATCAAAATATTTTCAATACTATTAATACTACGCCGCAAACAAATTTTGTTGCAGAAAATAATGAAGCTAAAAAATCAGCAGATGCATATATAGGAAGAACTTTAACTGCTGATGAATGGAATCAATTAATTAGGGCAACATTTGCAGAAGCATCTGGTAATCAAACAGAAAGGGCGTATGTAATGGGAGTAATATTAAATAGAGCTAGAACAAATTTTAGAAATTATGGTAGAAATATTACAGATCAATTAACTGCGGTAAATCAATTTCAAGCCGTTACCGGTACTAAATATGAACCCGGACCCTCAGTTAATTATAGAACAGGACCTAATAAAACATCATCAGATAGTATATATGGTGCTGCTGTAAATATATTAGCAGAAGTTCCAAAAAATTATTTATCATTTACGTCGGCTCTTCCTAGTGCCTATGGAAAAGGTACAGACATAGGATACATACAAGTTCTTTTAAATAAAGGCGGAAAACGAATAGGAGACACAATATTCGCATAAATAAAAATATATGTTAAGATATTATCCAGCATTTAAAATTATAACTAATCTAAATACAAAAGGAGAGGAGTTTACTTTAAATAATAAACCCTATGCCGGAAAGTATTATGAAACATATGACAATAAAGCATTTACAGGATCTGATCCTGAATCAGGTCCTAGTGAACAGCTAAAAAGAATTCCTAGATATAAATCAGCTCCTGGTTTAAATAATTTAAATATAACAGATAAACAAAGAAGTGAATTAGCAAGTAAAACAGAAGTAAAACCAAATAGAATACAAGGAAAACCAAATTCTTTTTATCCAATACCAGACGAAGAAGATTATAGAAGGGGATATTTGATAAGATACTTTACTAAAAAAGAAAATGAAAAAGGTTTTATTATAGAAATATCTAGAGACGAATACAATTCTATTATAAATGGAACTGCAGATTATGATATTACTATATATCAAACAATTCAGATACTTTGGAAAATAACTGGTCCATTAAAAAGTACAAGACTATCTCAATATAATGTAATTGCCGGTATTATTAATACAAATGAAAGGCTAGTAGAATCTGCAAATAAAACTTTTTTAGGAATAAAAGAGTTTATAGGAGGCGACTATATAAAATTTGCAAAACCTACTATGTAAATAGTTTATATATGATCAAATAAGTTTGTTATATTTAGTTTAAATAAAAGGTTATGTATTTCATTATTGAAGATAAAGAACAATTGGATAAACTAGAAATGTCAGATCAGGCATTTATCCAAGTAGTTACTTCTAATGATTATTATCATCCTAAACTTACTAGAGTAAGTCTTATTTACTACAATAATTCAGAAAAAGGCTATATATTTGTTATTAATCATGAAGAAGGATTTTCACTAGATATTAAATTAGTAGAATCATTTCTTCAAAAGCATAATAAGATCTACTTACTAGATAGTAAATTACATTCTTATTTTTTAGATCTTTCAAATTCTATAGATGTTCAATTTATATGCTTAGATAAAAATAATGAATATAGTTCTTTTGAGTGTAATAGCAATGTACATAGAGACTTTTATATAAAGTATCCGGTTCTACCTACTATAAATGAAATTATTCCAATTTCTAAACATTATGAAAAATGTCAATGTCTATATCAATTAGTTAAAGACTATTTTGAATTAGAAATGGACATTGAATTGCAAAATAAATTAATTGATGCATATAAACATGTAGAAGAGACTGGAATAAAAATAGATCTTAATTGTTTTCATGATAAGTTTACATTCCAGCATAAGGAGTATTCTCTATTAGGAGATAAGATTTATTCTTATTATAACTTATATAATTTAACTGCAAGACCAACTAACTCATTTAATGGAGTTAATTTTTTAGCAATACCTAAAGATCAAGATTTTAGAAAGTGTTTTATACCTCAAAATGATTTTTTAGTTGAGTTTGATTTTGATGCGTATCATTTAAGACTTATTTCTGGATTAATTGGTTTTGAATGTCCCAAAGAGTCTATGCATGAATATCTAGGTAAATTATATTTTAATGTAGATAAATTAACTCCTGAGCAGTATAAAGAATCTAAGTCTATTACATTTAAGCAGCTTTATGGAGGTATAGAAAAACAATATCAAAATATTGACTTCTTTAAATCTCTTAATGAATTTATAGAACAGGAATGGAAAAAATATAATGCACATAAAGCACTCATTTTACCTACAGGAAGGATTCTAAGAAAGTTGCCTGATATGAATAAATTAAAGTTATTTAACTACATTGTTCAGAATCTAGAAACTAAAGAAAACATATTCAAGATATTAGAGATAAACAAACTACTAACTAAAAAGAAAACAAAGCTTATTTTAATCACGTATGACTCTTTTCTGTTTGATTTTTCA